TCAGTGTCGATCTCTGTACCTCTCACAATCTTAGCAGCATTGCCTGAAGGGAGAGAATCCTTTGTAGCAAAGTTAGTTGTCTTAGTGTAATTAGACATTAGATAAGTCTCCCTAGTAGAGCGTGTATGTCAATTTTTTGAATAGAAAAAGCAGCACCATTAACCTCTGCCTCAATACCAATGGTTACTACCTCACCACTACCGCTAGTGTTAACCTTTGGTGTGTTGATTAGAATAGAGGAGGTGTACTCTGCTGTAGTGTTATACTCAGAAACACCGTACTCGCCAATGTTGCTAGAGCCGAATGTAAACGCTTGTTTAGTATAATTTGCTGTATAGTCATAGCCCCAGTTCAATGTAGTAGGTGTGTTCTGTCCACCAATGATGGTCATGTTAAACTTCTTCAAGAACTTTAGATTGGAAGTGTTACCAAAGTCCATAGGGTTACTGAAGTATCTCATCTCGTACTTAACAGCACCGTCCATATAGCCTGTGTACTCAACTATGCCGCTAGAGATACCAATGTATATCTCACCACCTTCCAACACAGCAAACGACAGAGGATACATTCCTGACCACGTTGTAGCCCGTTGTGACCCATCAGGCAGTGCAGTACGCATATCAAAGCAGTACACAGTGTTGCTGTCTGGTAGAGTTAGTAGGTAGAAAGCCTCTTCAGAACTGTACAGAGATTTGATAGGGTTAGTCTGTAGCGGTATCAGGTTTAACAAGTCAGTGCGTACATTCTTGCTGATGTCACGCATAGGCATAGACTTTTCTTGTATAGTCCTACCAAAGCTACGTACACCTGTCTCAGACAAGAACAGTATATCAGTGCCTGTGTGCTGTACTGAGTCACGAGCTATACAGCCAATGCCTTCTATGGTGTCTGTAAGCGTCATAGAGGCAGGAGAGGACGCACCTGAGTACACAAGTATAGACTTCTTACCAAAGATGATTAGGAAGCCATTGTGAGCCGCTAGAGCCGTTATCTCGTCAAAGCCTGTAGGCCATACAAGAGTTACGTCTAATGAGCCTGTAGCGCCTCCTGTCCATGCGTGACCGTTAAGTGTATCTGACCAGTAGATAGTGTGCTTGTCACCTGTGATGTCAGCTACAAATAGCTTACCGTAGGCTGCTAGGACTTCGTTGCCCTGTGGAGCAGTACCAGTGCTGTGACTATGTGCTGACATAGTTTCTAACACAAAAGAACCTGACTCATCTGTGCCTATCAGCGGCTCATGTCCTCTCTGGAACAAGTAGACATGGTTGTTTAATGTTACTATCTTCCAGTCGTTAGCTGAAGGAGTATAACTACTGGGAGTAATGTCTGTTAAGGTTGAAGTGCCTTTGAATACTTTATTGTTACCCGCTGACAACACAACCTTGTCACCAGAGTTATCAATAAACTCGTACATAGTCTCTATGCCACGACTGCTTCCTAGTACAGAAGAGCCATTGCTAGATACTGCTTCCCAACCCTTACGCGCACCAATACGGCCTAGCTTGTCAATAACACAGTTGTCTGCAACAGCGGCAAACGATGGATCAACACCAATAGGCGAGTCCTGTGTGTTAAGACCTGCAAAACCAGGGGCGGCAACGGTAATGTTCTGTAATTGTTGTGCCATTAAGAATACCAGATAGTTTCTTCAGGATGTTGTGACGCATCAATAGCAATAGCGTCAGCCAAGGTGTTATCTGCTAGTGCAAACAACTCTGCTGCGCTAGTGCCTCCAGTTTCACCACGCTCTCTAGCACCCAATGCAGTGGCTAGTTGTATGACAGGTGATGAAGGTGCGCCTAGCTTGTCTGTGTCTTCTGTAAAGTCTGCTGTACGTAACACCACGTTAAAGCGTAGTTGATATACACCGTCAGGCTTTGGGTATACATCAACAGCATTGTCACCGTTAGCGTCAACACCGTTAAAGCTGTAGAACTGTGGTGCGCCTATAGGTGGAGTCTCAATCAAAAAAGCATTGTCCATCCAACGTGAGCCACGGTACTGCATGAACCAATCTGATGTGTCATTAACAACATCTAACAACTTCATTCTGTTCTGTGAGCCAGTAAGTACATAGTTAAATGTATCTGTTGTAGTTGACACAGTGAGAGTAGTGCGTAGTGCAGTCCAATCATAAGAGTCTTCTACGGTGCGTTTAGCGTCATTGACAAACTCACCAATAAGTTTAGAGTAGGATGTTTGAGCAACAGTAGTTACTTCATCCTCCCTCAGTCTGCGTAGTACGCTGTTTACCAGTTGTAAGTAAGTCATTAGAAATCGTAACTCCGTGGTTTAGCTTCGTAAATAGTGTTTTCAAAGAAGTTGTCATAATCTGGTGCGTAGTCTAACTGTGGCGCAGACTCTGGGTAAAACAACTCTAGTTCTTCGTCTACTAGTGGGTAATCGCTGATACCTATCTCTGTTTCAAACTTAAACAACTCATCATTAAACAAGCTGTCTGTTGTGCGTGTAGGTGACGGTATAAAGTCTTGACCTGTGTCTGACATAAGAGAAGGTAGTAAGTCAAAAGGTAAGTCAATGCTAGGTAGGTCAATACTAGGCAGGTCTACATCTGGTAAGTCAATGTCTGGAAGAGCCTGTCTAATGGCTGTATCTAAAGCAGACAGAGCGTCACCAACAGGCTGTGTTACTACATCATCAAACTCTTTTCCTGCTTCTCTGATAGGCTGTATAACAGTATCATCTATAACACTACCTGCCGCCCTAACAGCATCTTCAGTTGCTCTACCACCTGCTTTAATAACATCTTCAAGAGGACGTAATGCTCTAGTATCTATATCTATATCTACGTCTATATCAGGCATAGCCTCTTCAACAAAGTCAGCAAGGGCTGTACCTACTTTACCAATAGGGCGTACAATATCTCTAACAACGTCTTCAATAACGCCTAAGTCTATGTTAGTCTCAGGTAAATCAATAGAGCCTAGTGTACCGCCTTCTCTGATATAAGTACCTAAACCAAATGCAAGAGCCTCATCTAGCTCCTCACCTGCTGCTAGTTTTTGTACAGTCTTACCTAACCCTGCCTCAAAGTCATCGTACTGGATACCTGCACGTTCAATAGTCGCTTGGTCTAGCCCTACTTTGTCTAACCCACCTTTAATAATGTCATTGCCTACCAAAGCAATAGCAGCACCTTTGGCATCTCCTGCGGCTGCTACGTTTAATGCAGTCTGTGTTTGTCCGTAAGTAGTACCAAACAAGCCAGTGCCTTTAGTCATCTGAGGCGGCCCACCACCAACAGGTATGTCACCTAGTGCAGGAGGCTTAGTTACTCCCGCCATGTTTAAACCAGTTAAGGCACTACTAGCTAACTCAACAGGAGATACGTCTACACCTGAAGCTAACTTAGCTCCTGTAGTTGCTAACGCAACAGTAGGATTCAACAGCCCTACAACCTGTAGTACAGGGTTGCCTAAAAACTTCTCCCACTTACTAGGCTCTGGTGGATTCTTAACCCACACCATTGTTTGCTGACCTAGTTCTGAATCAATACCTAGTAGTTCAGAAACATCGTGGAAAGTTCCTGTTCTTTCTTTTTCGTAATACTCTTGTCTAGCAGCTTCATTCGGAAACTCTAGCTGTCCACGCTTACCGTAGTTAGTGTATAGTTTTGTCTTATCGTAATCAAGACCGCCAGTGTCTAACTCAGGAACATCAAACTCTTTATACGCAGGTACTTCTAAATCTTGAAACGCTTGGAGCAAAGGCTGTTCTACATTTATTTCTCTGTTATAAGAGTCAACACTGTAGCCCTGCATAGCTCCACGATTGGGGTCAAACTCGCTATATAAATCCATCCCTGTTCTAGCCTTAGCAGGAGCTTCCGCTTCCAACTGTGCGGCTATGTCTGCAATGCTCTTATCTCCGTAGCTTTTTTTTCTTTCTGCTGTTTTTTGTACAGTTGAAGGAGCATAATAAGTAGTGCGAGGAACTACCTTACTGCCTGTTACATTACCATAGCCGTCATAGCTTTTTTGTTCTTTGTAAAGAGTAAAGCCTACTTTGTTTCCTGCGTCGTCATATACATCTTCCCTATCTCCTGCTTTAAACGCAGGTGTAGTAGGCTCAGTTCTAGAACCCGTAACTTTAATAGGTTCTGGTAGACCAATGCTAGGAGAATCTATAGTAGATGAAAAAGGGTTAGAGTATAAATCGACAAGTTCTTCTTGTTGTTTAGATATGACAGAACCTACAGTCTTAGGCGCACGAGCAGCGGCCTTAGCTAAAGCAGCTTTATTTATCTGTGTGTTTGAGCCGCTTGCGTAGGCTCTGCCGAATCCACCACCACCCATTATCGTTCTCTCTGTACGTTCTTAGTCTTCTCTACTGTACGCATAGCACCTAAGCCTAACATGCCCATCAGTACACTTGTGAGTAATGAGCTATCAACAGGTGGGACAGTAAACCAGATGCCTAGTATTGGAGCTAGGATGGTAGAATAGAATAAGGCTAGTCCACATATCCAACCAATGGCAGGACGCCATCCCGCGACAAATAAACTCTTGTGTGCCGCTTCAGTCTTGTTGACCTCTAGCTGACCCTTAAGTAATTCCTGAGCATGTTTCTCAGCCATAGTAGATAGTTCATAGGCGATTTGGTTTTTCTTATCTTTATCTTCTATGAATTTATCTAAAAGACCTGTCACTGGCCCTATTAAACTATTTAAAATACTCATATATTATACACTATTTAGTCTTGTTTGTCAAGTTCTTTCTTTGTTTCACCATGCACAAGTTTCTGCACAGTGTCAGACTCATAGATGCGAATACCTAGCCATATGATTGTCAGCAGTGATGCTACAGGTGGTAGCCAAGATGCTAGCGATAGTATAGCCGTAGATATTGCAGTAACGTCCAACATGTCTTTCGTTTGTTCATCCATTTCCTTGTCCCATGATCCAAGAGATTGTTAAGTAAACACCAGAGGCTAATACCAGGATACCTGCGGCTTGTATTGTGTTCCAGTATAACGCTTTACGTCTACGCTCTTGTGCGTATACAGTCTTCTCTCGTTGCTCCTTAATCTTCCTACGTAACTCTACCAACTCTTTGTAGCCGTTTGGCCCGTAGGAATACATCAGGAGTTCTCTGAGTTCCTTCTCTTGTTGCTGTATCTTTTTCTGGTGAGCATATACCTGCATTGCCTCTTGCTCAACAGACTGTGACGCAACAATCTTTTTAAATAGTGGTGGGTTTTCTGCCCTTCGTTGACATTCATTTAAATCACTTACTGCTCCGTACCACCGCCCTATCTGTGATAATGTATCCTCCACATCACGACCTGCTGCTACCATACGCTTGATCGTACCAAAGGCGTTAGTGGCTATGCTGATGGCCGTGACTGGATCAATCATTACCAAGGCACTCCAACAGTAATCGCGGGAGCCTTGCTGTCTGCAATCTGTGCCGCAATGCTTGCCTCAATAGCGTCAGCGTCTACGTCAGCCTTTACCCACCCAATGACCTGAGCCTCTGTGATGTCTGCGTAGGCTGTATAGCCGTCAGCATCTGCGTCAGGGGTAAAGCCGCAAGTGCCGTATGAGCTACCTGAGTGTTCACCGTCAGCGTCTGAGGCTCGCCAGTGTGCTACAACAACACCGTCGTCAGTGTTGCGTTCTAGTGTTGAGATTGTCCAAGTTACTGCCATTGTTTTATTCCTCTAGTTGTGCAACACGGTTGCGTAATGATTGAATTTCTTTAATAAGCATTGGTACTAGCTTTGAGTAGTCCACGCCCATCATTTCTTCTGAGTCAGCAGGAACAGTCACAGCCTCTGGGGCTACCTCAACGAGTTCCTGTGCAATCATGCCGTAGTCTTGGTGAGAGCCATCAGCCTTCCAGTCGTACTGTCGTACTTGGATAGCGTCTATCTTGCTACCTGCGTCATCAGCGTCTGCAATGTTTTCCTTGAGGCGTTGGTCGGAAGAGGTGTTGTAGGCTGTAGCAGAGGCGCTGACATTAATTGAGCCAACGCCGCTACCAGCCCACGCTCTGTAAAACCTTAGTACCGCACCATCATTGGGATTGCTGAAAGCAGCAGCAGCAGACGATGCGCTTGCCGCATCAAAACCAGCAGCAAATGCATTACCTGATGCTCCACTAGCATAAATGTTAGAAGTTGTTGACGGTGAAGTAGTACCCACCAACAGGTTGCCAGAGGAGTCTATGCGCATGGCTTCTACGCCAACGGAAAAAGTTAGTGGGCCTTGACCACCTGCTACCCAACCTACTCCAATATCCAGACCACCTGCATCTGAGTTACTAGGTGTAATACTTGCCGCTGTCTTTGTAGTTCTGAGGTGGATGTCGCCAGAGGATGTTGTGGTAGAACCCACACTTAAATCTGCTGTTGGCGAACTAGTCCCTATGCCCACGTTGCCAGAGGAGTCGATGCGTAGGCGTTCTGTGTTGTTAGTATTAAACCTTACAATCGCAGGGTGGGACATCTGTGCGCCATTGACGTTTGAGCTAGCACCGAAGTCGTACCAACCAGCATTGTTCGTAATGCGCCCAATCTCTACACCGCCAGTATTCCCCTGCCAGATATCCCCATCGACGGATAACGGCAGCGTTGGCGAACTAGTCCCTATGCCCACATTCTCTGAAGAATCAATAGTGATTGCAGTGGCATCAGCATTGTCATCAATACCACGGCTTGTGAATGCACCAGTAGCAGTCAGCGTAGTAAACGCGCCTGTGGATGCAGAGGATGCGCCAATGGCTGTGCCGTCGATAGAACCTGCGTTGATGTCTATGGTGCTAGGGTTAGTACCAAGCTCAACAATACTGCCACCGTTGTCCTCAGTAAATAATCGTTTGTCAGCTACATTGACCGCCAGTTCACCCTGTACAAGATCACTTGCTGTAGGGACGGCAGAAGCAGTTGAACTATTCTTTGTTACAATTTTTGTTGCCATGTTTATATACCTTTAGTATGTGCCGCCATCAAGCGTACCAGTAGTCACGTTGTCTGCATTTAAAGTTGATGAAGATGTTAAATAACCTGCTGAAGCGTGATTGCCCCAACCATAAGCTGTATTCCAGTTAGTAGATGTACCGCCTGTTGCTGTCACTGTACCGTCTACTTCTATAGCACAGCCATTAATAAGTTTTAAAGCTGATCCTGTCTGACGAGAAACAATAACATTAGAACCATTCTGCTTCACTGCTGTCTCTATCAAGCCGTCTTCTGTACCGTTAGTGACATCTGAAGTCTTGGCAGTGATCTTAGCAAATAGCCTTGTTACACCTGTGTCGCTCTCTCCTTGGAACTTAATCTGACCTAAGTAGTCACCATCGTCAGGGGATGCACTGTTGCGATACAAGCATAGAATAGGATCAGCAGAGGAGCTAGTGTCTGTACTAACAAGCTCCACAGTCCCTGTCACTGTACCACCTGTAGAGGCTAGGTAGTCAGTAGACGCTGTAGTTGCCGCAGTGCCTAAGCCTAAGTTAGTTCTAGCTGTGCTTGCGCTAGCTAAGTCGGACAGGTTGTTAGCCTTCAGTGCCGCTGACGCTAATGTACTAGCGGCATTGGATGCACTAGTAGCCGCTGACGTAGCACTGCTAGCCGCTGCTGTTGCACTAGCTGCTGCATTAGTCTCAGCAGTCTCAGCATTAGTCTCCGCTGTCTCTGCATTGGCCTGAGCAGTGGATGCCGCTGTAGCACTAGTGGCTGCATTGCTTGCCTGTGTAGACGCTGTAGATGCGCTAGAGGCCGCTGCTGTGGCACTGGCGCTTGCTTCACCTGCCTTAGTTGTCGATGTTGCCGCACTAGTCGCTGATGCAGTAGCACTGTTAGCAGAGTTAGTCGCTGACGTAGATGCTGCTGTGGCTGAACTAGCGGCATTAGTCTCTGATGTACTAGCCGCTGATGCACTGCTGCTTGCGTTAGTAGCAGAAGTAGCTGAACCACTTGCTGAACCTGCTGATGCTGTAGCGGAGTCACTAGCGTTCGTAGCTGATGTTGCCGCATTAGATGCTGACGTAGCCGCATTGCTCTCAGAGGTGGAAGCGTTAGATGCGCTAGTAGATGCCTCTGATGCCTTAGTCGTAGCCGTAGATGCGCTGTTAGACGCACTGGTTGCGCTTGTAGCGGCTTCTGTGGCTTTAGTAGTAGCAGTGGTAGCGGAAGTGCTTGCGTTGCTCTCAGAGGTACTAGCGGCTGTCTGAGAGGCACTGGCTGCTGTAGCACTTGTAGCAGAGGCTGTAGCACTATTGGCCGCATTAGTCTCTGAAGTAGCTGCGGCAGTCGCTGAGTTACCTGCGGCAGTAGCATACCCTGCAACACCTGAAGCACTGTTGGCCGCATCAGTTGCAGATGTAGCCGCCTGAGTTGCTTTGGTAGATGCTGTCGTTGCAGAGTTAGCCGCATCAACAGCACTGGCCGCTGCATCGCTTGCTTTCGTAGTAGCTATGACAGCTTGTTCTGTAACGGCTAATAACGTGGCGTCCGTATTGGAATCACCTGCACCACCGTCACCTCTAAATATAGCCATTAATAACTCCTACGAAAACAAACAAAGGGAAAAGGGAAAGGGGACTCCGTAGAATCCCCTTAGTTGTATTAGCTTACTGAACAGCCAATACGAATCCTGCTTCAGGACGCATTACTTGACAACCGTAAAGCGTATCAGCAGTGTAGAGAGTACCCAAGAACTCTTGCTTGTACTGAGTCTGTGAGCGAACGCCTTGCTGCTCTGCAAGAACATTAGTGTCCTTGTGGATTAGCTGTGCGCCACGTACACCAGATTCAATAGTAGGTACGTTAGTAGAAACGAATACATCAACGCCATAGAGGTTACCAATCTTGCCAGTCTCTACGCCTTTGCCGTTAACAAAGTCAGTAGAAGTGTAGCGATCAATACCCATGATAGCGTTACGCAGTGAAGGAGGAACGATAAAGCTACGTCCGTCCATAGGAACGTCTGCGTCATCCATCTTCTGAATCAATGCGCGGAACGCACCGTCAGTGAAGGCATTAACGTCAGCAGTGCCGTCAGCATCGTAGGCTTCCAAAGCTCCACCAGAAGTGATCTGGAATGCAGCGTTGTGTACCCAAGAAGAACCGTCACCGTTACCGAAAGACTTACCAAGAGTAAACAGATCATCGTCTACTTGCTTGGCTAGGCCGTAACCTGCGTCACCAGTGTAGAACTGACGCAAAGAAGCGAGAGCCTGTACTTCAGTGATGTCTTCAATCATACGTGAAAACTCAAAGTGCTTGTTGATGTTGATCAGTACTTCAGACTCAACAGCGTTCTGAATAGTAACTGCAACACCTTCGGCTTTGGCGTGAGCCGCACCACGAGTTGGCTTAGGAACATGGATGGTGTCGCCTTTCTTACCAGTCATGCTCATTTTTTTAACGAGGTTAGCTAGAACAAGATTGCTCTTGTATGCAGCAATTACTTCGTCACTCCAGATTTCTGGAATAAATTTAGCAGCAGATGTGTTGTCTACTGCACCGCCCATTGCGGGATAAGTTGAATCAGTCATAATAAAAGTCCTATAATGAAATTAGTTTCGGACTCTCCCTTCAGCATATGCTTGCATGATTTCATCAGACAAAGACAAATACCTATCAGGATCATCCTGCATTAGTTTAATAATGTCTGAGCGTCTATAAACTTTGCGAGATGCTGTCTCACCACTTCCCTTTGCACCGCCTGTTGAGGCAGTTTTAACAGCTTCTTTCCTGCTCGCTTTTTCCTGTGCTACAGTCTGACCAACAGCTTGTTGACGTTCCTTCCATAAACTGAAAAGCTCATCAGCGGCTTCATAGTCATACTGCGTATCCGCTTGTGCAAAGAGTTGAGTACGAATCTTTGATCCTTTAATCCAATCAACAAACTTACCATCTTGCAGAATCTCTTGCATGTCGGGATGACGTTGTAGCAAATGAGACTGCGCTGTCTGTTGCTTGTACTGCTGTGTTTGTGCTTCAGCAGCTTTGATTGAAGGATGATTCTTAATCGCTCTCTCGACTGCCTTGTCGGGATCAGAGAAAAAGTCTATATCTTCTTCAGCTTCTTGTGGTGCTTGTGTTGTCGTGTCGAGTTGTGTCTGTATGTAGTCATCAACAACTTTACGTAGCTCCCCTACTTCACTGCTCTGTCGGCCTAATAACTTCTCAGCCTCCTGGTGCATCCGTACAATCTCAGCCGTTGACTTTCCTTTGTACTTGTCAGGGATTTCTTCTTGTTCTTGAGGAGTTTCCTCTAGTTGAGGTTCCTCAGTTACTTGATCTACTACTTCTTGCTCGTTGTCTAGTTCTTCTACTGGACGCTCGTCTATTAGTGTTGCCATTATTAAACTCCGTGATTTCTCATTATGGAGGTGTATTATGTAAGGATTCGGTTAGGAGTTAGCCTTACGCTCTTGTTGTAGCTTCTGCGCTCTATTCCTCTCCCACTGTCTAGTTGCACCTAAAAAATCACCAGACAGAGGGTCTAACTTGGAACGCACAGGACTTACAATTCTTTGTGCTATCTTGTCACAGTCTAAACACGGTATGTGAGTACATTCAGAATCAACTAGTCTTTCGTTGATGTGGCCGTCATCACACTTAAAGTCAACCAGGATACGCATTACTCTTGTGCATCTTCTAGTTGCTGTTGTTCAGCCGTGTCAAGCTGTGCTTCTAGATTAAGTATATTAGCTATGATTGAAAGTTGGCCTTTACGAAAGTGTAGGTCTTCCACATCTTTAGTTAATTCTACTGAGTTAATTAGTACCGCATTAGAGTTCAGGTCTTCTAACAGTTGTTTCCAACCTTCTGAACGAAACATATCTCTCATGTTGCGGTAATATAGTTCTAGCTTAGGGTCAATCATACTGTTTCTCCTATTAGGACAGCTGAGTTAATGTTAGTGTACCCTGTTATTATAACATAAAAGCATAAGAAAGTCAAGCATTATTTCTTATTTTTACTTGACTTCTGTGCAGTTTTGTTGTATATAGCGTCCCAGTTGCTAGCAAACTTCTTCTGGTCTGTCTTTCTCTGGGTACTACCTTTGCCACCGTGGGTCTGACCCTTCACTTTTTAACAACCTTCTTTTTCTTCTTTGGTGGTCTGCCTACTTTACTACCGTATGTACCTTTACCTTTTGGCATAATAGCCTCCTACATTAAAGTGTCGTATTTCTGCATTTATATGTACATATAAGTGTACTACCACTTAATTCTATCTGACCAATAAGCCGCAGACATTTTACCTTTAGCTATGTTCTTTGCGTGTCTAGCTTTAAAACTAGCACGTTTCTTTTTCATTGCTTCGGACTCTCCCGCTTTAGGTTTACCTGCTGTGCTTGCCCCCTGTTCTCCAAACCTAATGGTCTTGATTATGTCACCTTCCTTTGCCACGACAATATGGCTTTTTGTGTCGTGATTAGGGGTACGCTTCGGTTTATTGTATCCATCAACTCCTGCTCTAGCTAGTCTTGGGTCTTTTACTTTTGCCATTCTTCTCTGCTCCTGTATTATCAGCTAATTGTTTCTCAAGCTGTACAATCTTCTTAAATAGTTCCTCAAACTTTACATTTACTTGAGCTACTACGTTCTCTAAATCTCTTGTGCTTACCATTACTGTAGTCCTTGTGTTGGTTGAGGAGTTGCTGTCTGAGGTTGTACAGACGTTTGATTAGCAACATTACCCTCCTTTACTGCTACTTCTCTTTCTTTCAGTAACTGCTCTGAAATCTTTAGACGCTTCTCAAACTCTTTGTCATCTGCGTCACCTGCCTTGAGGTTAGTAGTGGCCGCTTTGATACGGTCAATCTCAAGCTCCTGTGGGATAGCTCCTGCTTCGACAGCCAACTTCTGCGCTCTAGCAGCAGACTCTTGCGCCTGTCCGTTGAGTGCAGCAGTCTGTGATGCTTGGAATGCCAACTGAGCTTGCTGTGCCGCCTGTGCCGCTTGCTGTGCTTCTGGGTTAGGCTGATTAGCTTGCTCAAGTGTAGCGATTAGTTCTTCACGGTTAGACAGGTTCATGTTGTCAATGATGGATGTCACTAGCTTAGGATACATAGGCTGATCTGGTGACATGGTTTGTAGCAACTGCACAAGCTGTGTTACTTCATACTCACGGGCAATGATGCCTAGTGAGCTAGAGGTATGGAACTTGTAGTCAGCTACTGGGTATAGCTCAGGCTCAAACTGCATGTAACGCCATGCCGCCTTCTGTACAAACGGAATCAGGAAGGAGTCTTGGAAGTTAATCAGTGTACGCTTGTGACGCTTGATGATAGCACCTAGCGACATAGAGACACCTGCTGCTGTAGACTCTCCGTTGATAGACCCTGCAATACCTGCTGAGTCAATAGCGCCTGTGGCAGTTTGTACCATAGTCTGTAGAGACTGTGCCTGTGCAAAGGTGATCTGGCTTACGTTACCAAAGTTAAATGGCTGTAAAACCTCAGCAGGGTTGCCGTTGGTTAGAATAGTTTTCCCTGGCTGTATGCTAGGCTTTGCACCTCTGGGCATACGTGATGCGTCCATAGCCATCATTGGGTGGATGGTCAGGGCAAGGGCGTCGATTCTAGCGCGTAGTTCTGCGTCTAACGCCTTTTGGCTGTTATACCCTTTCTCACATACTCCTCTGCCCCAGAAGCGGCTAGGAACGACATCCCAAGGGAATGCGACAACAGGACGATCCTGCATCATGTAAGGGTTCTTCTCAGCCTTGAGGAGAATACCACCGTTAGCAATAACAACCATTGCCTCAGTGTAGTAGTTATCTTCCTCTTCCTCGCTAAACTCTACAACTTCCTCGTCTACTGCTTCAGGGTCTTGCATAGCTTCTTTAAGGAGGTGGGTAGGAACTAGGCCATAGTATTTGGTCAGTCTAACCTTATCCTCAGAGAAGGTAGTGAGGTCTTGGTCAGGCTCTAGGTTAAAGTCACTAGAGGCTATTGACAGATGCTCATCACGGTATACACCGCTTTCCTGTAGCTGTTCAACCAAGTGGCTAGATACAAACTCATCTACAGCACAGCCCAGTGCAGAGTTAATGTCCGTAGCTACTGGGTCAATCAGGAAGTTCTGTGGCATGACAGGGCGTAGCTTAACACAAGTACGGTCTTTAATGCTAACACCTACCGCCTGTAGCTCACCACCCATGACAGGCTGTGTAGCGGGAGCCATCTCTTTTTCTTCTTCTAATACAACTTCCGCAATGCCTGTACCAAATACTGCCGCATTAATTAGACATTCTGCAACACTTTTCCGCACCTTGTTCTTAGCAAAGTCTTCCTCTAGGTAGCCACGCAGGGCTGCAATGTCGGCAGGGTTCTGATCTCTGACATCATCTTTAATGTCAAACCACTTGCCACGGCCAAAGGTAGCTTCCTCTAGTTCCGCTACAGAGGACTCTACTGCTTGCTGTAGTGCAGGGGATATAATCTTAGATCGCTCTGATTGACGGGTCTGATCCTGTGCTGACCACTGACCACGCCATAGGCGGTAGTATTCATCAAATCGTTGTGAGTAGTTAGCTTCGTAGTGATCACGCCAACCGTCACACTTCTCCATGACCCAACCTTCTAGGTCTTGCTCCAGAGTAAAGTTATCTGCGCCTTCTAGTTCCATAGTTAATACCCTGCGTATTTATCTAAAAATTCGTAGTCCTCTTCCTCGTAGTCATAAGCATAGCTAACCTTGGCTAACTGATCTATGTATGCTAGTGAGTCTATCAAGTCATCGTGGACTAGTGGATTAGGGAACTGAAACAACTCGTCTAGGAACTGAGTATTCCACTTACCCTTGTTTAGTGTAATGTTACCGTGTTCAAAGCGTCCTTGTAACGCCCACACGATTCTATCTGTCTTCTTCTTGTTACCGTGGGTGAGTTCCTCTATGCGGAAGAATCGTTGGTTCTTCTTCATCTCATCATTGAGGTAAGGGTACACAGCGTTCTTTAACGCTCCTTTCTCAATGCCGACGGCAACAGGTTGATAATCTCGTACCGCTTGGAAGATACGTCTAGCTGTCTCTTCAACGCCCCACCGCCCGTGGATGATATTGCTAACCCACCAACCAGTAGTACCACATTTAACAACCGCAATGCTTGTTTGGTCAAGCCTCTTTGTTTTGGTTGTGACTTTCTGTACGTCTGCAAATCCTGCCAAATCGACAGCGATATAATAATCACCGTCAGCAGGTTCTTCCTCGCTAAACGTAACATCCTCTTCTTTAAAGAGTTCACTACCGTGGGCCTCAAAACTTGCCATGAACTCCTGTCGGAAGGAAAAGGCTGACATACTC